TTTTTAACCACAGCGAGCGAGAAAAAAGTTTTACCAGTACTAGACTCACCAGCGATGGCAGTAATCTTATTACTAGATACGCCACCAAAAATGGAACCGCTAACCAATCCGTTAAAGATGTACGAACCTGTATCGATGAACTCTTCTTTTTCTTCGATGTCTGCTGCGAGTTGGGTGTAGTCATCACCTATTTCTTTTACTATGTCTTTTAAAAAATCCATTTCAGATACCTAATAATTTACGTTGTTTCTCAAAATAATTATCGAGAATCCATGAACTACTGTTCATTTTATCTACTCCACCAATACCATATTGAAATTCCACTCTAGGATCATCAGCATATCCCATTACTTCTGGTATATTGGTTTTAGTCCTATCACCACCATTACAAAAAATAACCTTCTTAGCAGTTTTTAAACACTTTGATATAGCTCCAATAGCAGAATCATCTGAATCATCCCAAGAGATAACAGCATCCACCATATTTAAATGACGCATAATATCTGCTCTCTCAGTCCAACATTGAAAATACTGACCTTTCTTTCGAGTTAACCAATCATTACTATTTAATCCAACTACAAGATAATCTGAATAATCTTTTGCTCTTTTAAAGTATGCTATATGCCCACTATGGATTGGATCAAACCCACCAGTAACAAGACTCAACTTTTCAATAATCATAAAGATCTCCTCAATGTATTCAAATATTCTAAAACATGCCCACGAATCCACATCAATTCATTATAACATTCTTGATTATGAGCACAATTTCTTAATTTATTATCTGGTTTATGCACACTCTCTGTGAAAATAGTGAGTGCATCATTCCATTTTTGATCTGATGTAGTCTGGTCATTCATTGGAAAAAAAGTTCTAAGTTTACAGTTTTTTCAACACTCCACCCAATAGCATCTAAAATTGCTTTAAGAGGATCAAGAAACCCTTTCTGGAATTGTAAATCATAATCAATATATTTGTCAATACCAACCTCAGTGGGAAAATCCTGAATGAATGAAAATACATTCTCATGAATAGGATTTGGTAATTTCATATAACAGAATTTAATTTTTTCACCATTCTTTATTAAAGAATACTTGTTAGTTAATTTCTTCTCTTTTATGTAGTGATTATATAAAAGGGATCCTCTTACATGTATGGGAGTTCCTTTACCATATATGGTAGAAGATGCTTTATGTTTTTCAACATCAGATACCGTTCTAGGAAATGAGATATCTTCAGGAGGAAGTTTTTTAAAATCACTTCTACATTTATCGATAAAGGAAATAACATCATCTTCAGTCGCAGTCATGACTAATTTCAATCCATCCTTAATCATCTGACGACAAGGTGCTGGAGTTGAAGATTTGACTGCCTCAATACCCATAATCTTAAGTTTAGGATCATCATAACGAACCCCTTCACTATCCCATACATTTAAAATATATCTTTTCTTGGCAGTCCATATACCTCTATCAGCAATGTTCTCCCTTTTCATGCTCATTTTTTGATCATACGCTGAAACATACGACGCAAGTTCCTGATAGGACGCATCAATGAACGGTTCCAACTTATCTTGACAGATCTTATCAAGTAAGTCCACAATCTTAACCTTATCACTAGACTTACTACCAAAAAATTTATCAACAACAGGTCCAAGATTAAGATATATTGAGTCAGTGTCAGATGCAATGACATAATCTACCTTCTCTGTAGAGAGTAGTTTATTTAGATAACCATTCATCTTATTCTCAATCCATCTAATTGAGACTTGACCCGATAAAGTAATAGCTTCTGCGTTTGCTAGTTTATAATACCTGAAGTACTGATTGCCGATAGCACCATAAGCAGAATTAAGAGATATCTTCTTTGCCATTTGGATGTTGTTACACCTGGCAATCTCTTTTGTAAGAGCAACCGAGGGTGCCTTCTCAAACTCCTGCTTCGCTGCGAGCATCCTCTTCTTAAATATAACACGTTCTTCATACATCTTCTCCATAAGTTCTGGAAGAAATCCCTTCACGTCTTTTCTATATTGTGCTCCATTAGCACATGTTGCATAATCATCATCAAAATCAGATATCTCCCTATTTAAGATCCTCTCAACGCTCGCACTGGGATGTCTAGTCTCCCTGATGGTCTCTGGCGAGATATTGTACTGCATAATAAGATGAGGATACAGACTATTGAGGTCAAAACTAACCACCCAATCATAGCGTCCTGGTTTCGGTTCCTTAACATAAGCACCTGCATATTTGTCGTTTTTTTGAGATCTCTTCTTAGGAGGAATAACAATATTTCTCCTCTTAAGATAGTTATAAATTATATTATCCCACATCCGAACTTGATAGAAAACGTCATCAAAGTTTACCTTTGCATCATATGCCATTGTGACTGCCAATTCAATCAACTTCATCTTGTCTTCCAGACGGTCAACAAGTTCCACGTCAATGATGTTGTAATCTACAAACTTCTTCCAATTACCTCTATAAAAATCTTTAAATGTATCAAATTCAGAGTGGTCTAACTTCTTCTGTCCCAATTCAACCTGTGCAATATAGTCCAACCTATAAGACTCTTGTGCCTTATAAGTGAACTTCTTATACAATTCCAAATAATCTAACTGTGCAATACCCGCAACATCACATACCTTATTTTTTCTTCCTGATATAACAACTTCTCTTTCTCTTACATAATTCCAAGGAGAAAGTTTTCGTGCTTCCCGTTCACCCAATATTCTAGATAAGCGTCCATAGATGTAAGGAATATCATAAAACTGAATGTTCCATCCAGTAATAATTTCTGGTTTCTCTTTATCCCAAAAATTAATAAAAGAAGTTAACAGATCATATTCAGTAGGACAATGAATATATTTAACATTGTCTTGTGTAGGAGTATAAGGTTTTCTACCCCACGTTAAAATATTTTTATTAGAATAATTCTGAATTGTTATAGTTAGCATTTCTTCAGAACAAGAATCCACATCTGGGAACCCTTCTTCAGCAGAAACCTCAATATCAAGAGTTATAAGCTTAATCTTTTTAATATCAAACTTTATTTCCTGTTCTGGATAATTATCTGATATGAATTGATTAACATACCTATCATTCCCATAGATAGAAAACCCATCAACATTTTCATATTTATTATAAAATTCTCTACAATCCTTTACATATCCTGGTTGAATAGATTCAACATAATCACCCTCTAAGGTTTTATATTTTGTTTTCTTCTTGGACTTCACAAACAAAGTAGGTCGATATTGTTCACGGGTGATAAAATTTCTTCCATTATCATATCCACGAACAAGAAATTCATTACCTACTTGCTGAATATTAGTATAGAATCTCATTTAGTAAGGTTTTCGTACTTCTCAAGTAAGGTGGGCTTAGGATCGGTAAGAGTAAGAATCTTATCCGATGATAACATAAATGTATTCTGTGATGTATAATTCATCAACCAAGGGACCAAAACATCATCATCACCAATTATAAATGGTTCTGTTAATTTACAATCTGGTTCTCCTAATTCTGATGATACTTCATCAATTTGTGAGACCAAAACCAACTGACTTGTTAGCACTATTATCTTGACCATTGGTTCCCTCCAATACTTTTTCTGTAAATAATTTTCGTAATCCGTCAACTGGTTCTACCATAGAAACCACCCAATCCAATGAAACTGGTATTTCATCATCAGCAGATAATGGCATCCAAGGTAATAACTGAATATTGATATCATTATCATCAGAATCTACAGTTGATTCTGCAACTGAATCATCCTCAAATTCTAAATTACCCTCATGAGAATAATCCTCATCCTCATTATCTAGATAATGATCTTTATTCTCAATAAAAGTTATACATGGCTTATTAAAATAATAACCAACTACTTGATCCTTAATATTAGGATGAGTTGCTTCTCGAACATCTGCAATTACCCTTTCATTACTTTTTAATAAAACGAGTTTAATTGTCATAGTTTATTTAACTTCCAGTTTATTATACCAATAAAAAAGGGTTCCGTCAAGGAACCCTGATCCATCTCGAACTCATTTATATTTAGAGATATTCTTTACGAGCATGATGTTCTGGAACTATCTTCTTCAATTCCACAGTGAGGAGTCCATCTTCAAACTTGACGGATCCAATCTCCGTATCGTCAGTGATCTGCCAAACTCG